ATCATTAACCGATAAAGAATTAACAAAATTAATATATTGGGTTTGCGATGAATTAGAAGTAAAAATTGAAGAAGAAATAATTGAAGAAATAATTGAAGAAATAATTGATAATTGCGATGGTTGCCCAAGGGAATGTTTGGTTTTATTGGACAGTGTTATTGATCTTCCTGCCAATAAACAATTAGAAGCAATTCAAGCAAATGAAGTACAAAAAGAAGTTATGGATTTGTGCAAAGCTATGTTAAAAAATCAATCCTGGAAGAAGTTGTCAATAATATTAAAAGCGTTAAAAGGTGTAGAAGCTGAAAAGGCAAGATATCAAATTATTGGTTGGTTTGCCGCTGTTGCATTGAATGGCGGAGCCAATGCTGATAAAGCTGCATTAATATTTGATTGTTTTCGTGAAAGTGTAATGTATTCTGGCTGGCCAGGAATTGTATTTGCAACATATAATACAACTTTATAAATTATTTTCATTTATTTATTTCATAACTTTGATTTTTTTATATAATAATATATAAATGATTTTTAATTAATAAAACGGGGATCGATCATGTGTGACAAGTTCGCTTTGGAGGCGAGCGATAGGCTGGTTCAATTCCAGTGTCCCCGACGTGCGGTTAGGCTAACTGGTTAAGCCGAGAGGTTGTGGTCCTCTTGATGGAGTTCAAATCTCCGCTGCACCCCATGGAAGTTGAGTCTAAATGGTAGTCAGCTGACGAGCTATAGGTTCGATTCCTACAACTTCCCTATAAAAGGAGAATAAAATGGAACATGTATATGATAAAAAATCGTTAGGATTAAAAACACATATTAAATCATGGGTTCCTGAAAATGAACTTGAAATAGGAGCATCAATGCAAGCAATAGCTCTTGCTAATTTGCCATTTGCATTTCATCATATTGCATTAATGCCAGATTGCCACCTGGGCTATGGCATGCCAATTGGAGGTGTTCTTGCAACAACAGGTGTAATTATTCCCAATGCTGTTGGGGTTGATATTGGCTGTGGCGTTTGCGCTTGTAAATTGCCTATTAAAGAAATTTCAAAAGATCAAATTAGAGAAATATTTGGTGAAATTAGAAAACTTATTCCTCTTGGCAAGAATCACCATAAAGAAAAGCAAAATGAAGTTTCAATGCCACAAAATATATTTTATCAAAAAAATTGGTCAGAGGATTTAATGCCAATTATTTACAATCAATATGGTTCTGCAAGAAAACAATTAGGGACATTAGGTGGAGGAAATCACTTTATTGAAATCCAAAAAGGATCAGATGACCATATTTGGTTAATGATTCATTCAGGCAGCAGAAATCTTGGATTTAAAGTTGCAAATTATTATAATAAAATTGCAAAAGAATTAAATAAAAGATGGTATACAAAAGTTGATCCAAAACACGATCTTGCTTTTTTACCTATTGATCATCAAATAGGACAAGATTATTTAAATGAAATGAAATATTGTGTTGAATTTGCAAAGGCAAGCAGGGCATTGATGATGAGAAATTGCATGCCAATTTTTGGGAAAATGTTTAATATTGATGATTCTGTAGCATGTAAAGCTTATGATATTGCCCATAATTATGTAGCTCAAGAAAATCATTTTGGCAAAAATGTTTGGGTTCATAGAAAAGGAGCAACAAAAGCATACAAAGGTGAAATTGGTATAATTCCAGGCTCACAGGGAACATCTTCTTATATTGTAAGAGGAAAAGGAAATCCAGATAGTTTTAAATCTTGTTCTCATGGTGCAGGCAGAACAATGAGCAGAACAAATGCAAAAGAGAAATTAAATCTTAAAGAAGAAATTCAAAAAATGGATGATAAAGGCATTGTCCATGGAATGAGAAATAAAAATAATCTTGATGAAGCTTCAAGTGCCTATAAAGACATTAAAGAAGTTATGAAAAATCAAGAAGATTTAGTTGATATTGTTGTTGAATTAAAACCATTAGGAGTTATTAAAGGATAAATGTACAGGTCGTTAGCCAAGTCTGGTAAGGCAGTGGGTTCCAACCCCACCATCAGGGGTTCAAATCCTCTACGATCTGCCAAAAGGGAGCATTGAATAGTGTGGTGAATTCAGCAGGCTGTAACCCTGTAGCCGAAAGGCTTCTTGGTTCGATTCCAAGTGCTCCCACCAAAATAAAAGTTTCATAACTTTGATATTTTTATAATATAAATAAGGAGTAAATATGAGAGATCCAAAACGAATAAAAAGAATATTAAAATTGATTGAAAAAAATTGGGAGAAAAATCCTGACTTAAGATTAACTCAATTAATAATGAATACATTAAATATGAATAGCGATCCTTATTATATTGAAGATACAATTTTAGAAAATAATTTAAACAGCTTGAATAAGGAGTAAATATGGCAGAATTAAATTTTGCAGAAGATCTTGCAATTGATTTGGATGATCTCCATGAAGAATGGAGAAAGCATGCAGGAACAAGATATAAATATGCATGTGAACTTACTGATCTTGAAAAAATTGTAAGAAAGGCAGAAGAAAAAATAAAAGTAGTAAGAAGCAATTTAAGAAAAGAAGTTTGGAAAGATCCAGAAAAAACATGTGATAAACCAAAAGTTACAGATAAAGATGTTGAAGCATATTATAGGACTCATGAAGATCATAAAGAAGCAAAAGATAATTTAATTGATGCAAAACACAATTTATCAATGGCATGGAATGCAGTACATGCTTTTGATGATAGAAAAGTAGCACTTGAAAATGAAGTTAAATTGCATGGAAGGGCTTATTTTGCAACACCAAGAGAAGAAAGAGAGGTTAAATCTGGCAAATTAATTATTGATACAAATAGAGAAAAAGTACAAACAACACAAAGAGGTGCATTAAATAAAAAAAGAAAGAGAAGGAAATAATGGATGCTTCAATATTAATGCTTATTAAAGTGGCAGGTTTTTCTATTGTTGCAATGATTTTAATTAAAGTAGCAACAAAAATAATAGTAAGAACATTTTTTGAAGAGAAAAATAAAAATAACAAAGGAGAGTAAGTAATGGCTAAAAGTGCAAAAGAAATCAGGAGAGAAAAACTTATTGAAAGGCAAAGAGATTCAGTTCAAACAAGAGATCAAAAGGGAAGTGGTAAAAAATCACTTCTTGATTGGAGTAAATTAAAAGTTAAAAAACCACAAGAATTTCAAGCAGAAGCAAAAAAGAAACATTTAATTGATTTAATACCATTTAAAGTTACTCAATCATGGTATAAAGATCTATTAACACCAGCAGGAAAACAAATCAATAGAGATATTGGTGATCTTGATTATAAACTTGAAATTTCAGTCCACAAATATATTGGTGAAAACAATGAGACATTCCTTTGTTTAAGAGAATCATTGGGAAGAAAATGTCCTATTTGTGATTTAATGTTTGAAGAATATGCAAAAGATAATCCCGATAAAGATAAAGCAACAAGTTTAAATACATCTTGGAGAAATTATTATAATATTTATGATTATGATGACGAAGATGCAGAATTTCAAGTTTGGGAAGATGTATCATGGCATAATTATGAAAAAGAATTTATGGATGAATCAGAAGATGGAGAAGAAATTATTATCTATTCTGATTATGAATTTGGCAAATCAATTGCATTCAAGGGCAAACAAGATTCAATTGGTAAGAATAAATTTGTTATACCTAAAAATATTTCATTTTGTGACAGAGATCCATATACAGAAGAAGAAATAGAAGATGCCATCTCTTTTGATGCCTTACTGCATATTCCAACACCTGGAGAAATGATTGTTGCTCTTAATGGAGAACAAGAATATGAAGAATCAGAAGAAAAAGACGATAAAGAAGAAAAACCAAAATCAAGAAGAGGAAGGGGCAAAAAGAAAGAAGAAAAACCAGAACCAAAAGATGACAATGAATGCCCTGAAGGATTAGAATTTGGATATGATTGTGATCCAAATGGCAAAAAGTGTGAAAAATGCGATGATGATTTATTTGAAAGATGTGCAGATGCAAAAGAAGATAATGACAAAAAAGAGCCAGATTTAAAAGATGATAATGAAGAAAAAGAAGAAAAACCAAAATCAAGGGGCAGAAGATCTAAAAAAGATGACGATGAAAAAGATGACGATGAAAAAGATGATGATGCACCAGCAGTAACAAGAAAACGAAGAAAATAGCAATTTAAATTTGGGAATGTAGCTCAGATAGGCGGAGCGCTGTTTGCAAACTAAAGGAACACCAGAGGACACAGGTTCAAATCCTGTCATTCCCAATTAATAATTTCTTTAATATTGGAGATCCAAATAATGGTTAGAAGAACACGTAAAAAATCTGAAGAAAAAACCAAAAGCTTATCTGAACAAGTTGAAAATTCAGCAAATGAAGTAGTTGAAAAAAGAAAGCCACTTGATATAAGTCTTCTGGTTCCATCTGGATCAACAATGTTAAACCTTGCTTGTTCTGATAATCCATTTGGAGCATTTGCTCTTGGCACATTAGTTACATTGCCTGGTGCAAGTGCTGGTGGGAAAACAATGCAAGCATTGACAATGATGGCTTGTTGCGCTAATGATAAAAGATTTGATAAATATGAATTAATTTATGATGATGGAGAAGAAGCTTTATCGATGGATATTCCTTATCTTTTTGGCAATAAATTAGATAAAAGATTAATAGCTCCTTCATATGATTCAGAAAAGTATCCAATTTATTCAAATACAATTCAAGATTTTAAAACACATATTTTACTTCGCTGTAAAAAAGGCATTCCATTTATTTGGGTAGAGGATTCACTGGACTCTTTAACAACAGATGAAGAATTAAAAAAAGAATATAAAGCAGCAATGGCAAAAACAAAAGATCCAGAGAAACAAAAAGAAATAAAAGGGTCCTATAAAACTGAAAAAGCTAAAATTATTGGCGAAACTATAAGAATGATCAACGGTGAGCTTAAAAAAACAAAAAGTTTACTTGTTATTGTTCAACAATTAAGAGCAAAAATTGGCGTCACTTTTGGCAAAAAAACTGGAACAAGTGGTGGAAATGCTCCTTTCTTTTATTCTTCTCATCAGTGTTGGTTTAATAAAATAAAATCAATACCAAAAACAGTTAAAAAAATTAAAAGAAAAGTTGGAAATAGTGTTAAAGTTGAAGTTGTTAAAAATAAAATTACAGGCAAAATAAGAGATATAACTTTTGATATTTATGATGATGGAGAAGAAGCTTTATCGATGGATATTCCTTATCTTTTTGGCAATAAATTAGATAAAAGATTAATAGCTCCT